CGTGTTGTGGTTGATGATGAGCGTGATGCGTCTGGTATGTCGGATGCGGAACTTGCGGCGGAGCTGGAGCAGCTTGTGGGGGAATTGCAGGGTGACTGAGTTGCAAGATTTACATGATGACGGTATGTGGATGCAGATGGAAGCTATGGGGGAACGGCCTGACTTGTTGGTTGATCCGTTTTTGGATGACGAACCTTTGGAGTGTGGGTTAGATGATGTTGAGGTGTGTGATTCTTGTCAATAGGGGGATGGGATGAGTATCGAAGATGTTGCTGAGCGATCTGTTGTTTGGGCCGAGGCCCTTAAAAAGATCTCAAAGGCTGCTGCGGGTATTGGCGTGGCTATTGCTGGTGCTATTAGTGCTTTTATAATGTTGTGGCCAAGTGGTGGGGATTCTGAGCCTTCTGTTCGGACGGATTTGGTTCCTGGTTATGGTCCGCAGTGTTCTCAGTTGTATAACACGATTGAGCATACGTGGACTGAGGCTCAGTGGTCTGTGTGGGAGTCTTTAAGGAAAGATTTGAATTGTTAGATGGCTAAGAAACCTGATCCTCGATTAAAGCGTGCTGGTGTTTCTGGTTATAACAAACCTAAGCGAACACCTAATCATCCTACTAAGTCGCATGTTGTTGTGGCTAAAGGGAAGGGTTGTGAGAACGGGAAGACTATTCGTTTTGGTCAGCAGGGTGTGTCTGGGGCTGGTAAGAACCCTAAGACAGCTAAAGAGAAAGCTCGTCAAAAGTCTTTTAAGGCTCGTCACGCAAAGAACATTGCCAGAGGCAAGTGTTCTGCTGCGTATTGGGCTGATAAAACTAAGTGGTAACTGATGAAAGTTTGGATTGACCAAGATCTTTGCACTGGTGATGGTTTGTGCGCTGAGATCTGTCCCGATGTGTTTACCATGAAAGATGATGGGCTTGCTTATGTTCAAGAAGATGGTCGTGTGTTTGACGATCCTGGCGGCGCTTTGGGGCTCGCTAATTTTGGGGAAGAGCATTTGGAAGCGGTGATTGAGTCTGCTGAAGAGTGTCCTGGGGAGTGTATTTTTATTGAGGCTTAACGGATTGGGGGTCCGTTGTACCATACGACTCCGCTGTGTCGTTCTCCTGATGTTATTGGGGTTACTTGGTGTTCTATAAAACTTGGAAAGACAACTATGGAACCTCGAGGAACGTCGTTAAAGATGTGCATTTGGTCGTAACAGCGAAGTTGAAGTTCGCCTCCTTGGTATTCTTGGGGGTGAGAAAAGTTCACTGTTGCTGAAAGTTTTCTGACAGTGCCTTGGAATTCGGGGAATGGTGTTACGTTTAATGGAATTGGGTTGGGGGCTTGTGCTACGAGTTTTCGGGCAGCGTGATGGTCGCAGTGTCCGTCAATGTGCCAGTCGTAGAATTGGTCAACTTGGTATTTGGTGTATTGAAGTGCTTCTGCTATTTCCAGCTCATATTGCCAGCCTGCTTCTTTGTTGGCTTGTCGTATCCAAGCGCCAATTAGATCGTTTGGTGATTCGTCGAAAATCCATGAAATTTGGGAGCTTCGATGGTTTTCTTCCGCTCCGAAATGAATCCCTTCGACTACAGTTTTTTCAGCAGCTAAGTGTTGAACCTCGTCGCACTGCTGTGGGGTTAGCGCCCCTGGGATATACCAGTAATGGTTGGTGAGCATGGGTACAAGATTAGCCGAATTACGACAAGAAGCTGAATGGAGGAAGTGTCAGCGAAATGAGCAATATTTTTTGCAAAATTATTGGCACATTGCTCATCCTGCTCATGGTCGTATTTTATTTGGGTTACGTCAAGCTCAGAAAGAAGCTACTGAGCATTGGGCATCTCACAGATATTCGCTTACATTAAAAGCGAGACAAATTGGGTGGAGCACCCTTGTTGCTGCTCACCAGTTTTGGCTGGCGTTTTTTCATCCAGACCAAAACATTATTGATCTCTCTCGAACTGAGAGGGAAGCCGTATTGTTACTTCGTAAAAGTAGGTACGGTTTTCAACATTTACCGAAATGGATGGTAGAACGTGGACCTAAGTCCTTGGTGGAACACCAACAGCGAATGGGTTTCGATAACGGATCGCAGATTACATCGATGCCGTCGGCGTCCGATCCTGCCCGTGGCGAATCGGCCACACTCATCGTGGTTGACGAATGGGCATTCTTACCGAACCCAGAAGAATCCTGGGCAAGCATCGAGCCTGTCGCAGACGTAGGTGGCCGAATAATTGGTTTAAGCACAGCTAACGGTTCAGGAAACTTTTTTCATCATTTGTGGGTTGGAGCTTCTACAGGGTCAAACAAATTTGAGCCTATGTTTTATCCGTGGTCTGCTACTGAAGACAGAGGCGATTCTTGGTATCAAGAAAAAATTGAGTCAATGTTGCCTTGGCAGCTGGCACAAGAATATCCGACAACTCCTGAAGAAGCGTTTGTTAAATCAGGCAACCCTGTATTTGATTTAGATATTCTTGAAGAAATGGCTAAGCATGTGTCTTACGGAGAACAAGGTTATATGTGGCGAAGCGGCAAACAAATTGAGTTCAAAGTATGAGCTTAGAAGTTTGGGAACGTCCACAATTAAATAACGCTTACGTTATGGGTGTTGACACAGCTGAAGGTCTAGGGCACGGCGATTACAGTGTTATTCAAGTTATTAATGTGGGAACAGGAAATCAGGCAGCTATTTGGCATGGACACATAGCGCCTGATCTTTTAGCAGAAGAAGTTTATTCAGTAGGTTTATGGTTTAATTCTGCTTTGTCTTGCGTCGAATCAAACAATCACGGATTAACAACTATCACTGAGCTGAGACACCTTGGATACCCAACGCTTTTTAGAAAACGTCAATTAAATAACGTAAACAATAGAATCAGCCAAGAATATGGTTGGAAGACAACTAGGACATCAAAACCACTTTTAATAGACGACTTGGGTTCCGCAATGAGAAACCAAGAGCTAATGATTAATGATCGTCACACTATTGCGGAACTTCGAACTTATGTAAAAAATGATCGCGGGTCTATGTCAGGCTCTCCATACGATGATCGAGTAATGGCTTTAGCATTAGCTAACCAAATGCGTAAATACGCTTACGAACCAGAATATGTGACAGAAGTAAACGATTATTGGACTTGGAATTGGTTTTCTCGTTTAGCTAATGGCAACGTTCAAGAAACTTCTGAAGCTACAATTGGAACAAATACTATCCGTGGGACACGGTAAACAATCTATAGAGCATGTTCTATAAGGAAGGGCTGTAATGGCACGAAATATCGCTCATACACCTGGCGGCACTGTCGACGGGGCAAAGGGCAAAAATGGGAAAATGGAGCGTGGGTCGAGTGTTTCGGCTAATCCAATTTGGGAACCAGCAGGTTCGCAGTCTCCTAAACAACGTATGGACGCTGGCAAGTACGCGAACCAAACTGGTGGTTACGGCGAAACTAGCATTCGTGAAACTCCCAAAAATCAGCATGGGACCACTGGTAAAGTAGAACCTGGCAAACAGCCTAATCTACGCGGTCACAACGCTGGTTAAAGCATGGCTGTCCTCCCTGATGAGGCCAGCTTTGAAGAGTTCACCCACTACGTTATTCAACGTCGTGGGCAAGTTCCTTATACGGAACTTCAAGAACTCTACGAACGTAGGCTTCGCCTAAAGTCAATTACTATTTCTACTGGCCAAGGCTTTCAGTCAATACTTCCTCGAGATGAGCAAGGGTTAACGAAGCGCGAACGTGAGAATAAGGTTGTTTCTGAATATCAGCAATCTGGTAGAAATATAGAAAAATTGCCTGAGAAAGCACAGTTCTAATATGGCTCGTAGATCTCGCCAAGAAAAACTTGAAGATTACATAGAAAAGATTGGCCAATGTCAGAATTGGCGAAGTCAAGAAGGCTACGAAGATTTATGGCGTCGCCTAATTGATCTTTACCGAGGTAAGCATTGGCCTGAAACAACTTCTAATCAGCAAGATCTAATTGCAGTCAATCTAGCGTTTTCGACAGTTAACGTAATAGCGCCAAGCGTTGCTGTTAACTATCCAAAAATAGTTGTTCAGGCAAACGATCCAGCTAATGCAGATACAGCAAGTTTCGTTGAAGCAGTTGTTAACTACCTTTGGAAACACCATGATTTTCGGACGCCTTTTCGGAACGCTGTTAAAGACTTTCTGATCTTTGGTCATGGCTGGGTTAAAATTGGCTGGAAATTTATAGAACAAGAACAAAGTCTTTCTGATAGCGAACGTGATCGACTCATGAACCAAGCAGTTTTTGAGTCTGACGTATTTGCTATGGAAAACCCTGATCTTGCAGGAGATCTACTTACCAACGATGAAATAGCAGCAAATATTCCACAAACTATTGCTCGGGTAGTGGAAGATCAGCCTTTTATCGAACGAATATCTCCATTTGATGTTTTTGTTGATCCATCTGCCACATCAGTAGATGATGCAAACTGGATAGCACAAAGAATTCTTCGACCATTAAAAGAAGCAGAAAACGACAAACGTTACAAATCTTCTGCTCGCAAAAACCTTGCACCTAGCAGTGCCCCTGAATCGTATCCGCAATACGACAACAAAGATCAATACCTTCCTGAGCAAGTAGTTATTTGGGAATACTACGATGTGGCGTCAAATACTTTGGCTGTTTACGCAGACGGAGCAGAAGAATTTCTCGTAGACCCAACTCCAATGCCTTACGCTTATGGGCAGCCGTTTGTGATGCTAAGGAACTATGACGTTCCAGATCACTTCTATCCGATAGGAGATCTTGAAAGCATCGAAAGTTTGCAGCTGGAATTAGATAAAACTCGAAGCCAGCTCATGAACGACAGAAAACGGTATGCCAGGAAATATCTTTACCACGAACGTTCTTTCGGGCCAGAAGGCCGAGAAGCTTTGGAATCTGACCAAGATGGTCGACTCGTACCAGTTGTGGACGAGAACAGGCCGCTTCAAGAAGTTGTTGTTCCAATGCCTCAAATCCCCGTAAGTCCAGAAATATACAATTATTCGAATACGATTGAAGCAGACATAAACACAGTTTCAGGTATTTCAGAATATGCCCGTGGCGCAATGCCTGAGATTCGTAGAACAGCAACTGAAGCATCCATTATTGCAGATGCTCAGAATGCTCGCGCTGCAGACAAACTAGCTATTGTCGAAATTTGTATTTCCAGATGTGCCCGTCGAGTCATACAACTGATGCAACAGTTTATGACAGGTTCAGAGTTAGCTCGAGTAAGCACTCCAGGCGGCGAAGATGTATTTCTTGAGTACAGCCGAGAAGACATTCTCGGAGAATATGATTTTTCGGTGCAAGCTGGGTCAACTCAGCCTATGAACGATACAATTCGGAAACAGCAAGCTGTAAGCTTGATGAACGCAATAGCTCCGCTTGTTGGAACGGTTATCGACCCCCAAGCGCTAGCAGTTCATGTGCTGGAGCAAGGTTTCGGAATCAAAGATCCTGAAAAATTCTTGGTACAGCAGCCAGATCCTCAAACTATGGCAGTTGAAGATCAGGTTGCTCCTCCAGCATCTGCTGGTGCAGCACCGATGCCTTCAGATCCTTCAGCAATGGACGCTTCTTTAAGTGGCGGCGGCGCATTTGCGCCCACTGGAGGAATCCCTCCAGAACTATTAGCGCAACTTCAAGGACAAATGGGCGTAGAACTCCCTTCTTTGTAGTGGGACATAGGTATATTCTTATAGGAGCAACTGTCGCAGACTCCTAGGAGGGGCTAGTGCCCGAAGAAAATGAAGTTCAAATGGAATCCACAGATGTTGTGGACAATCCCGAGGCTTCCATAGAAGTTTTAGAGGAACCTGGTGATCTATACACCGTCAAAATTGATGGCGACGAACAACAGGTTACCCTTGAAGAACTTCAAAATGGCTATCAGCGTGGAGCAGATTATACCCGCAAAACGCAAGCAGTAGCCGAGGAACGTGACCGTTTAAGACAAGCTGAAGCTTTAATGAATGCCGTGCAGGAAGATCCTGCAGGCACAATCCAAGCTCTTTCGAAATCATTTGGTGTGGACAATCCAACTCAAACGGAATCCAACATAGATGACTGGGAAGACGTTGATCCTAGTGTCGCCAGAATTGCAGCATTAGAACAAAAGATTGAATTACAAGAAGCAGCACAACGGAAACAAGACCTTGAACGACAAGTAAATGTTTTACAGGAGGAATACGGAGAATTCGAC